TTTAAGAGCAGGACAACCCAGTATTTACCCTGAAGCTTACGAGTCTTTTAATAAAGGGGGAGAAGCAAAACAAAATTTAAGTAACCAAATAAATAATGCAATGCCTACTAGTAAATTTCCTTCTTTTTCAGATGTGGCGGAAAATCCTGATAAGTATTTAAAAGATCCAAATTCTGTAAAAACAGCAGAAGAAACAATGCAAGTCTTTGACCACAATAAACAAATACTAGAGATGGCAAGGCTTTTACCTAAACCTAGGCAAAATACAGCAGTCTTAGGGGGCGTACAGGGAGATGTAAAGAAAGTTACCGCCTCTGGACCCGCAGGGTTTGTCGATAGGCCCCCCGAACAACTTAATGAAGCTACTACTGTTGCTGATGATGTTCCTTTAGATGTTTCTGAAGGCACTTTTATAATTAACGCCGCCGCAGTAGAACACGCAGGTTCAGAAGATATTAAGAATATGCTTCTAGAGGCTATGCAGATAGCAAAAAGGCAAGGACTTGACACGCCAGAAAATGTAAATACACTAGATATAGAGAACGCTGTTTCTTTGCTAGTGTCACGGGGAGAAGTTGTAGTTCCTCCTTTACTTGCAAAAGTAATTGGGTATGACCGTTTAAATAAAATTAATAATCGCGGTAAAAAAGAAGTAAAAAAACGCCTTAAAGAAAACGGGCAAAGCCCAGAAGCAGAAGCAATATCCCCACAGCCAGTTAATCCTGCGGAAGGAACGGCGATGGCTAAGGGCGGAGAGTCTTTCATTCAACGTGCTTACAAAACGATCCCTACTAACGTACGTCTTCTTTTTGAGTATCTGGCAGGAGCGGAGTCTCCGATTACTGAAAAAAATTTTACGGAAGCAGAGCTTAGAGAAATGGCAACTGCCATTGAAAAACAACGGGGAAAGAATGTTGATAGGGAAACTCAACTTCGTGAAATGGTGAAGTCAAATAAACCTTATAAAAAACTGGAACAACCCAAAGGTCTTGAAACACTTGCAGAGTTTTTTGGAACTGACTATGAGCCAATATACGTGGATTTTAAAGGCGATTTTGTCGACCACAATTTTGTTAAAGAAATAGAAAGTAACCCTAAGTTTAAAAATGGGGTAATGGAAAGCGCAAAAAATGCTCTCGAAAGTTATGAAACGACCCGCGACACTGTGACAGTAGGTGGTAAAAACTACTATCGAGACGACGTGTATTATCCCCTACCGGGGTATGAAGGTTTTGTCAAAAACTTACAAGATCCTAGATATCAAGTTCAGACTACCCTTGGTGAATTTAAAGCGAAAGACACTAAAGATTTTACTGGGTACAACATAACTGATGAGTACAACTTTAATCAGGGAGAGCTAGGTTACGACAGTAATGAAGATATTACATTGATGGATGTTTGGGCAGAGCGTGATCGTCCCCAAATGATGGCGGAATTAATGGCTCGTTATTTACGTCCAGAAGGTGTTCGTCCCGTCAATATTAATTTAGAAAGAGCACAACAGCCTGACGCGCCTACGATGACGTTAGGGGGATCTGTCTCCGGCCAAGGATCTTCAGGACCAAAAGAAACCAATGCAAATCTTTCCGCTGAAGTACAAGGGGATAGTTTTATCGCACGTCCCCAAGTTAATTACAGCAAGCAAAAAACCACTCAAGAATACCCCGACGGCGTTATCGTAAACGAAAAAGGTAAAAGTATTGGTTTTGCGATGGATGGTCAAATGTTTTTATCTGACGATAAATCTATCCGGGCAGGTTTTGAACGTCAAACTACAAACACTAAAGGTCGCGTAAATCTTCCAGAACAGTATGGCGGCGAAACAATTCAATTTGGCGAGGGATCAAAGATGAAGCGTTACAGCATGGGCGCAACATTTGGACCTTTCGACGTTGATATTAGTAAGACACAACTTCCCGGTAGTGAAGACGTTAAGGGGGGGAGTGTTCGTTACAGATTCTCAGAGAACGGTGACGTTACTCTGGAAGCAATGGATGATGGTCGCTCCGGCCTTATAAACTTAAATTATAGATTTTAACGGCCACCCAGCAATTCCGCTGGCACCGTAACCTACGGCTACTCTCAGCCATGAGACCCCGCGAGATAGGAGAATACAATGGCAAAACAAAAAGGGCATCGCGCTAATAAACCCAATGATGGGTTTGGAACTATTAACGACGATAATCTTTATCGTGGCAAATACCGCGCTGAAGTGTATGAAGAAGACGCAGAAAACGCTACGCAAGACCCCTCCACAAATGAGGCTACTCTTGAAGCTAGTGAAAGTTTTGTAGAAACAACAGAACCTGCTGAAACTGATTATAAAAAACGGTATGACGATTTAAAAAGACACTATGATTCCAAGATTGATGAATGGAAAGTAGAAAGAGAAAATCTTGTTTCTGCTCAAGAAATTGGAAACCAAAGTGGTATAAATAGATCAGAATTACCTAAAACACCAGAAGAACTTGAAGAATTTAAAGATAAATACCCAGATGTGTATGCAATTGTTGAAACTGTTTCATCAATGCAAGCAGAAAATACGGTGCAAGAATTAAAGTCTCAAGTAGAAAATTTACAGGGTAAGGAAAAAGAATTAGAAGTTCAAAGCGCATACAAAGAACTTGTTGCTTCGCATTCAGATTTTCCACAGTTAAAAACTGACGAAAAGTTTTTAACTTGGCTAGACCAACAACCTGATTCAATTTCTGACGGTATATATAAAAACAACATGGATGCTCAGTGGGCAATTAGAGTTGTAGATTTGTATAAAGCTGACACTGGTGTAACAAAAAGTCGTAAAAAGTCTAGCAAAAGTGACCCCGCCGCAATTGTTACTAAAGTAGTTTCAAAAAATGTGGTAGGAGAAGCAGATCCAAATAAAAGAGTTTGGAAAGCTTCTGAAATAGGTAAGCTAAAGCCGTGGCAATTTGAAAAGCTTGAAGCAGAAATTGATGCGGCAAAAGCAGAGGGTCGAATAGACCTAAATTCATAACTAACTATCTCAAACGAGGAAGTATACAATGGCTATAGGTACAGCCGCCGGATACGGCAACTTACCTTCAGGCAACTTTCTACCGGAAATTTATTCCCAGAAAGTACTGAAGTTTTTCCGTCGTGCCTCTGTAGTAGAAGATATCACCAACACTGATTACGCTGGTGAAATCGAGAACTTCGGAGACACAGTTCGTATAATCAAAGAGCCTGTGCTCACTGTCTCAGCATATACTAGAGGATCTGTGGTAAATCCACAAGATCTCGCTGATGATCAGATTACAATGATTGTAGATCAAGCAAACGCTTTTGCGTTTAAGATCGACGACATTGAAGAGCGTCAGTCGCACGTAAACTTTGAAGCTCTTGCTACATCTTCTGGTGCATTCGCACTGAAGCGTAAGTATGATGCTAACGTGCTACAGGCTATGTCAGATGGTGCTGGTATTGCTGGTTCCTTATCGACAGGTGCAACTGCACCATCTGCGTTGACTACTACTGACGCAACTAACCTTGGAACAGCCAATGCTCCAATCAACGTTGCAGGTAACAGTGGTGACAACGCAATTAATCTAATGCTTGCTATGGCTCGTGCATTGGATGACCAATCAATTCCAGAAGAAAACCGTTGGTTTGTAGCGAACCCAGCTTTCTACGAGAATCTGTTTGGTGCTGGAGCTAAGTTTGCAGAAGTACAGGTAACAGGCGACGCAACTTCACCTTTACGTAACGGTCTCGTTATGCAAGGTAATATTGCTGGTTTTGCTTGCTACAAGACAACTGCTCTTAACTCTACGGGTGGCACAGATCAAATCGTATTGACTGATGCTACAGCAACACTGGCTACTGATGCAAGTGAAAACGTAGTTCTTGCTGGACATATGTCCTCAACATCTACTGCTTCACACATTGCAAAAACTGAAGTAGTCCGTTCAACCGAAAGCTTTAGCGATATCGTTCGTGGACTGCACGTTTTTGGCCGTAAAGTATTACGCCCAGAATCAATTGTCCGTGGCGTTATTGACTTCGCATAATAGGAGATGATTAATGGCTACTTATGATCGTACCGTTACCGGGGGTGGCACTGTTGGTCATCCCGGTGTTGTACAACGCCCTTACGTTATCACTTCGCCAGTTTATGATGCTGTGGACAACACATCACTCGCTGGTGACGATATCGTAAAACTGATCGACCTTCCTGCTGACAGCATCGTTATTGGTGGTGCGCTGGAGGTCTTAGAAGCGTCTGGAAACGCGAACGTTACTTTGGATGTGGGTGTTTCTACAGACGTAGATTCACTTGTTGATGGAGGTGGCTCTAATGCCGCCGCTGTAATTCAGTTTAATCTGAAAGCCGCTGGCAAAAACATGGTTACTGCCGCCGACTCAATCCAAGTTACAGTTCTCGACTCTGGATCTTCAGGAACTACTGCTTTGCGTTTTCGTGTACACGCAATTATAGCAGATATTTCTGTTAACCCCGTAGAATCAGCAACAGTATCAACTGGAACCTGATGATAATGATAGCCCCCTTCGGGGGGCTTGACTTTTGTACATTCACACTATAAACTCGCGTTAAGCCTTCCGGGGGTAACCT